TCCGGCTGGGCCTCGTCCCAGTCGAAGTCGTCGTCCACCGTGATGGTCGCAGCGTCGTCCGGCTCGTGCGGCTGCACGGTCCCGGAGGCGGCCGCGAAGTCGTCACGCAGCTGCCGCAGGCTGACGATGGGCTGGCTGACCTGGGGCTGCCCGTCCGGATACGGCGGCAGCGTGCGGCCGATCCTCAGCGCCCGCAGCAGCCGCCCGTACGCAGCGGACAGCCGCCTCGAGCGGCCACGGTAGCCGCGCTGCGCCGCCAGCGTCCGGCTCAGCCAGCTGCCGGATGTCTCGGGCAGGTTGGTCGGCGAGACCTGCCGCCAGCCGTCCGCGGCCGCCCGGGCCGCCTCCGCGGCGAGCCGCGCCTGGGCCAGGCGGTGCTGCTCGGTCAGCCGCGCCCCGTCGTCAGCCACGGGGCTCAGCCGCCCGCATCAGCGAATCGGCGAGCGCACGCGAGGAGTCCTCGCTCGCGGACAGCTCCGGCCAGGACGCGCGGTCGGTGTCGGTGAACCCCGGCAGTTTCGTCCACACGGCCTGCTTGGGCACGCCGAGCATCTGAACGGCCTTGCCGAGTGCGTCCACGGTCTGCGACAGCGACCTCGACTCCGTGTCGGCCCACCGGACCTGGGAGGAGTAGTCGCCGGCCGCCTCCTCGTGCCCCATGATCTTGGCGCACAGTCGCATGTCGGACTCCCACGATTCGCCGAAGCCCCGCTTGAACTCGGCGACCATCCGCATCAGGGTCGTCTCGGCGGCCGCGAGCGCCTCCGCCGACAGGTTGACCATGTCGCCCAGCAGGTAGTGCGGCGGTACCTGGGAGACCACCGCGAGGTGACGGACCGACATGCCGATCGAGTCGATGTACCCGTTCAGCGGAGTCTCGTCCAGGGCCCCGAACTTGGTGTCCTTGTCCGGCGCCATCAGCAGCCGCGACGCATCTGCCGTGATCGGCTTCGGGATCGGGTTGCCGTCCGCGTCCAGCAGCGGCTCACCGGTCTCGGGGTCCCGCTTCAGCGGCGGGGTCATCCCGGAGATCGTGCGGACCTTGAAGGACCCGTACGTCTGCGCGATCAGCAGGTCGAACACGCTCTGGTTGATGCGGTCCTGCAGCGGGATCAGCGGCGCCACCACACCGGTCGTACGCCCCTCCAGGTCGACCTGCGCCGCGAACCTGCGCACCGGGCACACGCCCAGGCCGTGCGCCCGCCTGGCGCCGAGCGTCACCTTCTCCTCATCGGCAACCGCCTCGTACACGTGGGCATCGTCGTAGAAGCGGCCCTTGACCGTGCCGTCGGAGCCGGGCAGCTTCGGCATCTCCAGCGCGTACAGCGGCCACTCGTCAGACGCCGGGTCCTCGTACGCGGCCCACATGTTCCGCGCGGACAGCGCCCGGATCACCGGCCGCTTCGAGTCCTTCGCGTGCGGCAGCGTCACCGTGAACGCGTGCCCGTAGGTGATGGCCGCCCGGTACACGGCCGCCTGCCGGGCGTCCAGCCCGTTGGCCTGCCACGCCTGCCACTCGGGCGCGTCCTCGTCCGACCCCTGGCGCTGGTAGCCCTCCACCGACAGGGACTGCGCCGGCGCCGCCACCACCATCGGCAGGAAGTTGGAGATCGCCCGCTGCGTGAGGATCCGGTACTCCTGCGATGCGTTGCGCGGCGTGTACGGGCCGGCGTGCTTGCCGCGTACGTAGTTGTCGATCAGGTCCAGCAGCTTGCGGTCGGCCTTGAGGCCGTCCAGGCACTGCTGGGCCCGCTTGACGGTGTCCGCCGCCGGGACGGCAGGGGTCGTCACATCTGCCCCTTTCACAGGAAGTAGACGACGCCGGAGCGCTCGACCTGGGCGCCCTTGGCGAGCGCGTCCAGGCGGCACTGCCAGGCGAGGATCGACGCCACGGCGGCGTCGATCTTCCGGCTGCTGTCCGGGTGCGCCTTGGCGATCTGGATGCCCGACCGCGACTCGCGGCGCCGGGCGTTGAGGACGTGCCGCATCAGCGCGGACGACCCGTCGTGCGTCAGCTCCTGGTCGGTGACCGCGTCGTGGAAGGAGCGCGTCGCCCGCACGATCTGCAGGGCCCGCCCGCCGGTCATCCACCACTCGATGGGATGCGCCAGCGACGACTTCACCAGCAGCTGCGGGCCGTACTTTGCCTCCCACGCCGCGATGTGGCTCTCCCACTTCGCCGGGTCGGCGTACATGCCGATCACCTTGAAGCGGCGGAAGGCCTCATCCACCTCCGCCAGGACCTCACCAACCGGCACCTGCCACAGATCCCCGCCCGGGCCCTCCGGCTGCTCCCACACCCGCAGCTGGAACAGATGCCCATCCGAGACGCGGCAGCCCATCAGAGCAGTCGCGTCCGTGACGCCACGGTTGCGGCGCCGCGATCCGTCGAAGCCGAGGACGATCACGTCCCGGTCGGCGACGACCGTGCCCGGCGCCGAGCAGGCCGCCCATTCCGGCTGCGACAGCCAGGAGTCGGAGGCGTGCGTGATCTGGTTCAGGAAGTCGGCGCGCGCGACCTGGACGTCCGTGGACGGGTCCCAGATCGTCGCGACGAGAGTGTCCAGGTCGACGTGCCCGCCGTTGCGGTCGGCGGAGTCGCCGTACGTGTACGCCAGCCCCGACAGCAGCGAGACCCGGTCCTCGAGGTCGGTCTCCGGCGGTGCTTCGCGGTGGTCGTAGTAGAGGCCGTCGTCGCGGGCCTTGCCCTCGCGGATCTTCGCCCAGAACTGCGCCGACTCCTCGGCGACGCTGCCCTCGCCGGGGATGAACGCGTTGGGGGACTCGATCGTCGTCCCGCCGACCTTCGCCGCGTTGATCCTCATCGTCTGCGCGAGCCGCGGGCCGCCGTTGGACTTCACCCACTCCTCGGTCTGGTCCAGGACCGCGAACACCGGCTTGTTGCCCTTCACCGTCCGTGCCGAGGACGTGATCGGCTCGATGCGGCCGCGCGGCAGGTTCACGAACGTGTCCAGCGGCTCCAGCCCCGGATAGGCGTCCAGGACCGGCCCGTCGAGCATCTCCAGCAGCGGCACCCAGGTGTTCTTCGTCTGGGTCTCGGAGACCGCTGCGATCTGCACCAACGGTGTCCGTACCTCCGACCAGGGTTTACCGACGGGCTGCCCATCAGCGTCCCAGCCGTCCGGCACCACCGGCCCCAGCGCCTCCACGATCGCCAGCGCCGCGAGGAAGGGGCTCTTGCCCCAGCCGCGCGGCCGGCTGATGACCCCGCGCCGGAACCGCCGCTTGCCCGTACGGGGGTTGATCTCGTAGTAGCGGAGGACGAAGTCCTCCTGCTCGGGGTACAGGACGAACGGCTCGTACTCGCCGCGGTCCGGGGCCGCCAGGAAATCCGTGATCCAGTCGATGACCTCGAAACCCAGCGTGGGGACCGCTCCGGGCTCCGGCGGCTTCCACGGCATCTCAGCCCCCCGACTCCTCCTCAGCGGGAGGCAGCGCCCGCAGCACGCCTCGCCTCTCCCGGGCGGACCGGCCGCCGTCGGGCCGCTTGCTGTCCGCCTCGTCGGCCTGCGCGAACTGCATGCGCAGCCGGGCCCTGTCCTCCGGCGTGGCCCCGAACTTCGCCACCCGAAGCCGCAGTTCGGCGGCCGCGGACATCTCGCCCGACCACAGCCGGGCGTGGACCACGGCGGTGTCGAGGAGGAAGTCCCAGTCCGTGGAGGAGAAGTGCTCGGCCTGCGGGGACGCCTTCCACATCTCCCACCAGTCCAGCGTCCGCGCCGGCCAGGTGTGCTCGACGAGTTCGCCGTCCTTCATCACCGACAGCGTCGGCAGTTCGGGAGGCTCGGCCTGCTCGAACCGGAGGATGGTCTGCGGAACGGTGTCCTTGTTCGCCCGGGCCCGTCGCCCGGGCTGCTTCGGCTGGGGGCCTCGGCCGGCCATCGGCCCACCCCCCTCGGCTTACAGGAGCGTCGCGAGGACCTCGTCCAGATCGGCCAGGTCGGCCGGGGCGCTCTGCCACTTCCTCCCGGTCATCGCGATGTACCGGGCATCGGCGTACACCTCCAGGCCGGTGCCGTCGGCGTACGACCAGCGCCGACCCCGGCCCGGAAGGGAGCCCTTGCCGAACACGTGCAGGCCGCGGCCGGACCGGGAGATCTCGATGTACGTGGCGGGCACCATCTGCAGGAGGTCGGCTGCCCAGTCGACGAGGGTGCCGTCCTCGCGGATCACTCGGTCCAGGTCCAGGCAGATGACGCTGTCCTGCTTGGCGAGCACGTACCCGGCTCCGACGCCGATCCGTGAGCGGTGGACCCGGCGGAAGTCGGACCAGGTGGACGGGTCGGTGCTGCTGGCGGGCTTGCCGTGGGTGGTGAGCGGCACCTTGCGGGCCGAGTAGCGCACCCAGCGGGCCTTCGTCGTCATCTCGCGTGGCATGCCGCCGGTCTCCGCCGCACGCCGCTCGCGGTACGCGGCCTGCCGGCACGCCGAGGAGCAGAACCGTGCGTCCGACCGGGCCAGCTTCGGCAGCCGGCCGGTGCAGTGCTGGCACTGCGGGCTGCGGATGGCGGTGCGTGACGACATGCCCTGATGCTAGCGGTTCGGTGTTACGGCTACAACCGTTTCACCAGCACATACGTGCATGCATGGCTATGCAGCCAGAGGCGCCCGGCGGGCACGGCGGGTGATCGGCCCTGGTCGGAGGGGGAGGCTGAACCGCCCAGACCCGTAGCCGGAGCCAGCGCCT